ATCTACTGTATCTTTTGCTTCTTTTGCTGCTTCTTCTAGGTTATTAACTTTATTATCATTTAAAAGACCTTTTTCTAAAGCTATTTTAGCTGGTTTTGTTATGTATCTTTCTGCAACTTGATCTCTAGAGAAAAATTCTTTTTCTTCATCTGTTACAGCACCGTCTACATGAGAGAATTCTCCTTTTTTGGCATCATAATCTCCTATTTTAATATTTTTAGTAGATTCGCCAAGAAGACTTGATGATCTCTCAGCATCGTTGTAGCGATAAACTTCTACGTTGCCAGTATCCTCATCGACTTTAAAAAAATACTTATCATCTTTTTTGATATTATTTACGGCTCTTTCTCTCTCCGGTATAATTATAGAACCGCCAAGTTTTCCTCCGTATTTTTTTCCCATCAGAGATTACTTTTTAGTTATTTATCAAGGTCCAAAGAAGTTTCCATAATTCAATGATCTAAGGTATCCTATTTCATCATCTTCTACAACATGTAAGAACCCTTCTACTTCTTGCCATGTATAGTTACGAACAGACTCCCAATGATAATTTACACCTCTAAATCCCCACCGTTGAACATCTATACATGCAATTAGAGGGAACTGGTCAAATTCAATATCTTGAGTCTTTGGTGTGTAGATGAAGGTATAATATTTACCTACAGAAGGAATAATTTCAGTCTCACGGAAGACACTAATAATTTCAAACATGACATCATCACTCTTAACTAAACCCTTTACTTTTCTTTTGAGTTGGTTTACTCTTGATGATGACGACTGAATGTCTTGTCCGAAACCTTGTGCCATTACTTAATACCTAAATGGTCTTCTGTGATGATTTTAAATTCAATACGTCTATCCTTACACCATTCATCTGCTGCTTTCCATTTTGCTTGATTGACAGCGTAAGTTTTTACCTCAGTGATATATGATTTAGACTGTCTTTTTGGTTTCTTTGGTTCTCTAGTTTGTTTTTTGGGTTTTACTTCTATCACATATGTTTTAATATCACCAGTCTGTTCTCTAACTTTGATAATAAAATCCGGATAGTATCTATGAACTCTTCCGTCAACAGGTGAACGATATGGAATAGAAAATTCTTCAGAACCCCATGCTATAATATTATCATTAGCATCACACCACTTACAAAACTTTCTTTCCCAGTTACTTCGACAGATTATATTATTTGGATCGCCTTGATATTTCTTAGGAAAGGAAGGTTTGTATTTGCTTTTAATACTTTCTCCCATATCTTGTCTACATAATATATACGGTCAAAAAGTATTTATAGATGGTAGCAAAAAGACCTACAAGTGTTGGATTGTCTAAACTTAAATCTAAGTTGATGCGTCCAGCAACAACTTCACATTTTTTGTGCCAGTTTCAACCACCAGCGGGAATACAAAGTCTTGCATCTTCTAGAGCGGCGGATGGATTTCTAGGTGCTACAGCATATAATGATAGTGGTGGGGCAGAATTAATTGAGTTATCATGTGCCAGTGCATCATTACCAGGATCTTCATTAGCAACACACGAAATCAATAATGATTTTACTGGTGTGACTGAGAGACATGCGTATAGAAGACAATATGATGAACGTTCTGATTTTACTTTTTATGTAGATAGTGATTATAAGATAATAGATTTCTTTGAAAATTGGATGTCATATATTGTTGGTGAGGATAATTTAGATGAACAGGGGAATCGAAATTATTCTTATAGAATGAATTTTCCTGATGGTCCTAATGGATATAAAACAGATCAATTATACATAACAAAATTTGAAAAAGATTATAATTCTCCTCAAAAATTTGGAGAAGAACTTGTCCCTAGAACTCTTACATATCAGTTTATAAATGCTTTTCCATTAAGCATAAATTCAATGCCAGTTTCATATGAGGGATCTGACGTTTTAAAATGCACAGTTTCATTTACTTATAGTCGTTATGTGATTAATCCACGCCCAGTGGCACAAAGACAAATAGAATTTGAAGAAGCATTAGATGCTGCAACAAATAGTAATATAGCAGGAACCACAAGTTTTGGTCTTACTGGAGCAGGGACAAATAGAGAATTGAACAACATACTTATTAACCAAGGACTTGCTTAATAAATAACCATACTGAAACTTCTACAGGATATTATGCCTTTACCAAAAATTGCTACACCAACATATGAGTTGGAATTGCCATCAACAGGAAAAAATATAAAGTATAGACCATTTCTAGTTAAGGAAGAAAAACTTTTGGTTCTTGCACTTGAAAGTGAGAATACGAAGGAAATTACTACCGCTATTAAGAATGTAATCAAAGCATGTATTCTTTCTAGAGGTGTTAAGGTTGAAATACTTCCTACATTTGATATTGAATATTTGTTTTTGAATATCAGAGGCAAGTCAGTTGGTGAAGAAATTGAAGTCAATATTGTTTGTCCAGATGATGGGGAGACTTATGTTCCTGTGAAAATTAATATTGATGAGATTGGAGTTGAAAAATCAGAAAAGCATACTAATAAAATTAAAGTAGATGATAGTCTTACAATGGAGATGAAATATCCATCACTGGATCAGTTCATCAAATCCAACTTTGATTTCTCAGAAGATGCTGGCATGGATCAGTCTTTTGATTTGGTTGCAAGTTGTATTGAAAAGATTTACAATAGTGAAGAAGCATGGACATCTTCGGATTGTACTAAGAAGGAACTGATTGATTTCTTAGAGCAAATGAACTCATCTCAGTTCAAAGAGATTGAAAAGTTTTTTGAAACGATGCCTAAACTTTCTCATGAGGTTGAGGTTGTCAATCCTAAAACAGAAGTTAAGAGTACTGTTATACTGGAGGGGCTGTCAAGTTTTTTCGCGTAGGTCTCTCCCATATGGATCTTGAGACCTATTATAAATTAAATTTTTCCTTGATGCAGTACCATAAATATTCATTAACAGAGATAGAAAATTTAATTCCTTGGGAAAGGGACATTTATGTTGAATTGTTGAAGGCACACATAGAAGAAGAAAAACAAAAGCAGCAACAAAATGGGACCTGACGAACTCGACGATCTACTAGCAACTATAAGGGCAGAATCCGAAGAGGAGTCTAAGGAAAAGGGTGGTGCTTTAACATTATATGAGGGAACAAGAGAGACAGATTTAGTATCAGAATCTATAGATGAAAGAATTTTAAGACTTCTTGGATTGGAAGAAGTCTTTGATATGGATTATGCAACTTACTTATCTCTTTTAAAAGAGAAACTGGTTGCTGCTAGAATGGTTAACGCCGGTCTACCTGGCGATGAAAATGAATTACTTACTGATGAGTTTAGAAGAGTAAAGCGTAAAGTTGGAAGATTTAAGATAGTTAGAAAGAAAATATCTTCTGATGATATTGGTACAACAGGAAAAGTCCTTGTTTCTCCAGATAAATTTTTCTTAGTATCTAAAGCAGTTATTCCATCTACAAGTGAAGGTGATGGGGAAGAAAATTCTTCTGATATTTTAAACAAACTAGATGAACTTATTGATGTAATTAAAAATGACAACAAACTTGAACTGAAAAAACAAGAGGATGAAAGAAAAAATAAACAGAATAAAAAAAGACAAGATGCAGAAAATAGACTAGAGTCTATTTCAAAACCAGTTCAAAGATTAATGAAGACCGTGGTTGCTCCATTCCAGAGTATCCTTGGTCGCATACTTAAGTTCCTTCAATTTACTATACTTGGATATGCCTTTAATCGATTTGTCACATTCTTTTCTAATCCAAAAAATCAAAAGAAAATAGAAGCAATTGGTAGATTCTTAAAAGATTGGTGGCCATCATTACTTGGTGTTGCGGCATTATTCTTTACACCTCTTGGGGTTCTTGTAAAGGGTGTTATCAGTTTGATGCGATTTGCAATTCCTGCACTATTGAAAATAGTTAAACGAAATCCATACACAGCACTTGCCCTGGCGGGTGTTACTGGTATTGGTCTTATTTCAAAGTTACTTCCAAAAAGCGAAGAATCAACAGTAGAAAGTGGTGATATAAAAGGCATAGAAAACCTTAAAGATACTGGAAAACTACCTGATGTAGTAACAAAATTTGATCAGGGTGGGATCGTAAATAATCAGATATTAAAATATAATCAAGGTGGTGGAATTGTAAACAATAATACTCAGAACTTGACACGTTCGATGAGTGGTTTGCGTGATAGTGATGGTAGAATTACAAAGTCTAGTGGTCTTGATATTACAGGTGCGGGATCTGATACACAATTAGTCGCTGCAAAACCAGGTGAAATAGTCATACCAACTCAAACTGTACAGATGTATGGTTCTGATTACTTTATGAATATGATTAGATCTTCAGGTGCAACTGGTATCCCTGAATATACTGATGGTATTCAACTTGCAAATCAAGGTGGTATAATTGGAGGACTGAGATTTCCAAGAACTGGAAGAGTTATGGCACCTTCTGGAAGCACAGGTGGAAGATATGTGCGAGATGGTGGAACCGTAACTAATCAGATATTTAAATATAATCAAGGTGGTATGATTGGTGGACTGAGACTTCCAAGAACTGGAAGAGTTATGGCACCATCATCCTCACGGGGAGGCACTTACAATAGAGATGGTGGAACTGTACAGAAGTTTCTTGGAATGACAGTTCCTGGATCTTTTAGAAGAACTGGATACACCTCTGAAGATATTGAAAGATATAATCGATTAAGTCCAAATAATTATCTTGACCAGTTTGAAGCAGGTTTGAAACCTGGAGTTTATTCACCAGGTTTTTATCAATATGCTGCAGAGATGGGTATAGACACTGAGGGAGCACATAGAGTTAAACCAAAACCATTATCAACTTCAATTCTAAATACAGGATCTAATAATACCAGATTGAATAAAGCAATAGAAAATGCAAATCAAATTGGTAACATGACAGGAACTCAAGAATTGATGAGAAAGACAAGTGGCACTGCATTGCAAATGCAGGGCAAATATGATACCCTACGTGATGCTATGCGTCAGGGGGGGATATCTGGTGCAGATGAAAGCATGAATCTTTATGGTAAACCAATGCTTGGACCACAATCCAGAGTTTCGCCAGTAGATACGCCACAAACCATGTCTAAAATGCAAACCATTGTATTGCCACCAACTACAATGCAAGCGAAAAAACCACCAAATCAAGGTAGTGCTGCAACAGAACTTCCTTCGTTTAATATTGCGCGTGCTAGATCTTCTAATCATGTTCTAGAATATCTTGGTATAGGATGATATGAAAACTATTAATTCTAAAAAACTATTACCTTCTGGACAAGATAAGAAACAAGTATTTCTTGTTCCTGTTAATAGTATTATTCCATCTAAACCAAAACTTCTTTCTGGCATAAAACCCGAGAAGAAAGATGATGACTCTGAAAAGTCTTCAGTTATTAGTGAAAAGATTTCTGATGTCACTAAACTTCTTAGATATGGTTTATTGTTGAGAGAAAGAGATAAAAGAAGAAAAAGAAGAGAGCAAGAAAGAAAGAAAAGAGATGAAAGGGAACGTGAATTAGAAACAAAGAAGTTAGGTAAAAAAGGAGAACAAGAAAAGCAGGCGGTAAAGATTCCAGGGTCTAGCATCTTTGATAGATTGATGAGATTTGCTGGGTTTACTCTCCTGGGATTTTTATTCAATAATTTTGGTAAACTCCTTCCTGCACTTAATGTTATTGGTAGTGTTTTAAAACCAGCTGCGGTTGGTATTATGAATTTTGCGGAAGGACTTCTGTCAAATACTGTTGATTGGATTGAAAAAGGATATAGAGCTTATGATGCTGTATCTGAATTCACAAAAGAAATTGGTGGAGAAAACTTTCAAAAATTATTCAATGATTTTTCTGGTGCTTTAACTCTTGCCATCAATGGTGTTATCATTGCTGGTGCTGCTGCACTTCGTGGTGGTCTGTTTAAGAGAACTGGTGGCATTAGAGCTGGAGGCACTGGTGCTATTGGTGCTGCAGCAGCGCGAAGACGTGCAAGAGATAGAAGAGAAATAAACAAAATTAGAAAAGAGTTGACATTGATGGGTGATCTGCAGAGAAGATCAAAAGATAAAAAGACTGTAGAATTCATCAAAAAACAATTAGAAAATGAAAGACGAAGAGAAAGAGTAAAGGTACTTAAAAAAAGAATTAGAGGAAGTTATCTTACTGATTCACAGTCAGCAGTCGATGCGATAATGAAAAATCCAGATTACCAAAAACTGTTAGGTGGATCGGGCACATCTGCAACTGCAACCAAACCCAGTAGACCAATGGGAACTGGAACTGGAACGGGTGGATCTGGTAAGATTTATACAAACCTGAATAATTTGAGTGAGCTCAGCAATATGGAGATGGAGGCGCTTGGAGAGGATTATAGTAAGGGAAAAGTACGGGATCTGAATGTTGACTTAGCCAAGAACGATGCTGAGACTCGAATGGCTAAAGACGTAATTGATGGAAGACGCCAAAGAGGGTTCAAATTAGAGGGTCTTCTTGGCGAACCACCAAAACCGGGCAGAATTACGTCTAGAGGTGCTGGTAGAATGTTGCCAAGAGCATTATTAAAAACTACTGGCAGTAAAGCACTTGCTAAAGCTGCTGGAAAAATTCCTGTCATAGGTCCATTAGTTGATTTTGTAATTTCTGTAATACTTGGAGACAGACCAGATAAAGCAGCTGCTGGTGCCGTTGGTGCTGCAATAGGTGCTGCTGTAGGAACATTCATTCCTATTCCATTTGTCGGATCGATTATTGGTGGTATCGCTGGCGATATAATAGGCAGAAGTTTATATGATGTTGTTTTAAAAATGACAGGAATGTCTGCAGAGAAGTTTAATAAAGGTGGTATGGTTGGTCCACCACCGCCAGTTAGTCCACCACCACCAATATCAAAAGAAAAGAAGAAAAAGGAACCTGAACCTGATTTGTTTAAAGATTCTTTAGGAACCCTAAAAGGTAAAGAAATATATGGTAGTGGTGATAAAGAGGAATACGAAAAAATCTTTGGTATTATAAAGGAAACGTATGACAGTATACTTAATACTTCTGGTGGATTTATCAGTAGTTTGATGGCAGGTGCTGTTGGTTTACTTTCAGGTAATGACTTTGATGAAAATCTGCTGAGATATGTTGGTGATAATTACGGAATAACTACCGTTAATGGAATGAGAGATCTTAGCAATAAAACAAAAGATAACTTAAATCGAGAAAGTTTTAATACTGGAAAGAAGAAAGATCCTAATACTGGAAAGAAGAAAGATCCTGATAATGTAGGACAGGGTAAAAATCAATGGTGGGATTTTTTAGATCTCTTTCCTAATTCTAAAAATGATAATCGAGACAGTGATAGTGCAGGTGGTTCAGGTGGTGGCACTCCAAAATATACTGCTTCAGATGGTTCATTAAAAGGAAAGATCAGATCATTGGAATCTGGTGGTGATTATGGATCTACATTTAAGAGATATCTTGGTGGTTTCTCAAGAAAAGATGAAGATATTACCAAAATGACAATCAATCAGGTTGTTCAATATCAGAAAGATTACATCGCCCATCAAAAGAGTATAGGTATTAAACCAGAGCATAGAAGTGCTGCGGTTGGTGCATATCAAATGTTATATCCTGAAGTTGCTGCAAAAAAAGTGGGTGTTGATTTGAATGCAAAATTTGACCAAGAAACTCAAGATAAACTTGCAGAGTATTATCTCAACATGGCAGGACAACAGAAATTTCTAGCTGGAGATATCACTGCGGAACAATATAATGATAGATTGGCAGGCCAATTTGCTTCGATTAAAACAGTCTCTGGAGGAGGTGTTTACGATGATGATGGTGTCAATACAGCATATGGTTCGGTTTTAGATGAAATTAAAGGAACTAAAGCGAAACCCACTAAACTAAAATTAGAACCTCAAAAAAAATCTGACATAGGAGATATTGCAATGACTCCTGCATATAATTCAATTGAACTACATACCGTGTTGGTTCAACCTGTAGTAGTGAGTTAAATAGTTAATAAAAGATATGAGCAGAACACAGTCCTTAAAATATAATAAGTTTGAGATTTATTCAAACGAAGATAGTAGTAAGTCTGGAAATATTTCTGGGGGTACTCCTAAAGTTCTCTATCGGGAAAGTGTTCTTGAACCATCTATTGAAATTTCTGTAGATGTCCTTGAAACCGGTGGTGCTTTCCCTGATGGCAAAACCATATTGGAAGGTCTTCCTCTTTATACCACAGAAAGAGTTCAATTTGAAATTGAACTAGACGAAAACAAAGTATCTTTTAAAAATCAAGATGATTTAAGAGTTGCTAGTATTGAGAACATAATGGAGTCTTTCTCAAATGTTTCATATAACTTGAAGGTTGTATCTAAAGAATCATTTGATAATACGCTTTGTGATACTAGGGTTAAAAGGAAATTGGAGGGTAAGATATCTACAATTGTAGCTGATATAATTCAAAATGATTTGGGGTCTGATAAACCTGTCTATGTAGACCCAACACATAATAGTTATTATGATTTTGGTGGGGACATACCACCATTCAGTAAAATTTTAGAACTTCAAACCTATGCTATTCCTGATGGGATGTCTGGGAAGAGTGCTGGATATTTGTTTTGGCAAACTTCTGAGGGATTTCATTTCAGATCTTTAGATAAACTGTTTGATAAAAAAGGAAAATACATCAAAAAATTTGTTGAGAATAAAAAACCAGGACCGCCGCCAATAGGATACGATGGAAAAATATTACAATCTTCTAGAATTAGATCTATTAATGGATTAGACCAATTTGAAACGGGTTCTTATGGAACAATTTTGGAAGTTTTTGATTCAGTCATTAAAAAATATGTTAGGAAGGAACCTTCAACTCCACCACCAGAAGGGAGTGGAAACATCGCCGGTAAAACATTACCAAAGTTTCATCCAGATCTTCATGGAAAGGCAACAGATAAGATCCAAGTACGTAAAAATAATGGCGGATCGTTTTCATACGAAGACAAACCGGAACGTCAAGTTGAAAAATTTACAGAGGAGGATATAGTAATAGAGGAGGTAATATATCAGGCAAAGCAAAATTTCAGACAAAAATTTACCACAGTTGCTGAGATTACAATACCTGCAGATCTTAGTTTACATGCTGGAGATCTGATTGAGTGTGATTTCCCCGGAATGGCACTAGATAAAACTCCTGGAAAATCATCTAGGGATAGTGGTATATATATGATAGCAGACTTATGTCATTATGGTGACAGGTCCCAATCGTACACGGGACTTCGTTTAGTTAGAGATTCTTTTGGATAGTATTTGGAGTAACTCAAATGGAAAACATCGAAACACACATTGAGACGGATAAAAAGATCCTAGAGGATCCTACAACTTCTCCACAGCAGCGTCGTCACATTGAAGGCGAACTGCATGAACTTGAAGTTTATGTAGAAAATCATAAAGATGAAATTGAAGCAGGAGATCATCACGATCCATCTGCACTTGAACTGTATTGTGAAGTAGAACCAGGCGCACCAGAGTGTAAAACCCACGATAACTAATGTCAGATATCAGGACGCTTTATAATTCTGCCATCTTAAAGAAGAGTGGGTATGCAGAAGTCAAACCCACTCTTGCACGAATTGCCCCCGGCAATGAGTCTGAGATAGCTTATGTTGCAACTTTACCACAAGGTAAATATGATACTGATCCGACAGAAAAGGGTCAGTATCGTCCTGGATATAAAATATTCGTATTAGGTGAGCATGAAGAAGGAACACCAACCTTACAACTTCCTTGGGCAACTCCTTACGGACCACCCGGACTTGCAAATGGAGACACACCACTTCGCTTACCACCCAACACATACGTTGAGGTTATTAGGCATGGTGAACGTGAGGGGCAACCATTTTATTGGATTGTAAATGTACTTCCAAATTATGAGATAAATCCAGAAGACAGTGGATATGTTCCTGGATCATCACTATATTTTGTTCCAGAGGATTGTGTAAATCCATCCGGAACTGGAATTGCTCCAGGGTGTGAGGCGAATATCAGTGTTCCAAATTTAGCGGATAAAAAATTAAATAGAGATAACTACTCAATAAAACTACCACAACCATCAAAATGTGCTAAAGTTGATACTTCAGCAATTAATGGTAGAATAGAAAAATTAATGAAAGATGTATCAGACCTAAGAACAGAATTACTTGGTTCTGATAGTTTCATAGCAACAAGTCAAGACTTTTTAAATTCTATAAATGAGGAAGTAGATAAAGCAGCAAATTTCCTTTCAAAAAAAATTGCCTGGTTAATACAAGAGATAAGAAGAACTACAATGCGTGGTATTAATGTAGTTATTAATAACACCTTAGGGAATGTATATCTCAATCTTAGATATGAAATCTTGGATAAAAGTGATCTTGCACTTGATGCAGTTTCTTGTATGTTTCTTAAAATACTGCAAAACCTTAGGGGTCTGATTAGTAAGTTTTTGAAAAACTTTATTGATAAGTTTATCAACACTGGAGTTTGTGTCATAGAATCTTTCTTATCAACTTTGTTGGGAAATTTGATGGCACAAATCAAGTCCATTCTTGGATCAATATTGGGACCTATACAACAACTTTTAGGTGCGGGTGCTAATTTTATTAATAGTGTTCTTTCCTTTGTTGAATCTATTTTAGGTTTCTTAGATTGTAAACCACCAGCAGTATGTACAGTAACAAATGAATGGAACTTCTTAGATGGTGCAGTATCACCTACTCCAACTTTAGATTTTAATTCAATATTTGAAAGCGCAAAAGGAATTGGTGATGCACTTACTGCAGTTGGCAATATACCATCCGATTTGGCAAATCAAAATTTTGATATTGGTGATGCATTTGGTGGTGCTTTGGCTGCTGCTGAAGGTTGTCTTGGTGGACCTGGTAATATTCTTAGATGTGGACCTCCGGAAGTTGTATTCTGGGGCGGTGAAGGTGGAGGAGCAACTGGTAATGCTGTTGTGAATACACTTGGTGAAATTATAGGAGTTGATATTATAACATCTGGCAATTGGGTAAAACCACCATTTATTGATATCAAAGATAGTTGTGGTATTGGAAGAGGTGCTATTGCTATTCCCGTTTTAGGTCCAGTACCAGATCCTCCCTCTGGTCCTGGAATTGGTACTACTGGTGGTCCTGGTGGTCCTGGTGGTGATGGTGATGGTGATGGTGTTCTTATCCCTCTTATTCCCCCCACCGATATTGGAATTGGCACTACTGGTAGTCGTACTCGATTAGGTTCACCACCAACAGTACCAACCACAGGAATTGGTACTACTGGTGGTAATCTTGGAATTGTTAACGTAATAATAAAAGATCCTGGATATAACTATCCGCCAATACTTGAAGGAGGTCTTGGTGGTGGTGGAAGAATCTTTGCCAACAGCTGTCAGAGTGCTATAAGAAGATCCGATACTCAAGTATGGGAAGGACCTTTTAACGAAGGTGATATTATTAATATAAAAATTGGAGATCTAGTATATCTTGCAGGAAGTCCCGAATATATCTCTGAAGTTGAAGAGTCGATCACCGCACCAGGATGTCCACCAAATAATGTAATCATTCCTACATCAGGTGAGGGAGGACGACCTCGGTCAGGTAGATGTCAAACAACTGTCTATCGAGCGAATAATAAATGGGACACCCCTTATAGTAAGGATAGCACAATAACTGCATACTATGGAGATAGAATAACTTTTGGTGATGGTGTTGTTGGTGTCCCCGGCAAAAAATCCATATTAATAGATGAAAACTTTACTCAGGATATGATACCGGGATGTGTGATCAAGGGGACTAGTCCTAAAATTAAGGATATGAGTAACTTCGATTATACTCAAGGAATAACTTATGATACTGGGATCAAGCAACAATTTGGAGCGTTTCTTGATCTTCGACTTGCAAAGGAACAAGGATTTTCTGATCAAGATGTAAGATTTTTCTTGACGAACAAGTTCTCCGAAAGAATTGGCAAGAAAATGCAAGATTTATTAGATGATCCTGAATGGGGTAAAATTCCTGAATTTAGTGTTACATTTACTGTTCCTGGATGTCCTCCAGGAACACCCGAACAACTTCCAACTGGTGGTGGCACGACTCGTGGTAGTTATAATTTAATATCCATTATTGGAGATTTTGAAATTGGTAATCCTGGATTTGGTTATACAACTGGCGATACTGCCACAATCATTGGTGGTGGTGGTGCAGACATTGAATTGGAAATTACCAATGGTGGAATCAGTGGCGTAAATATCATTAATTCTGGTATGGGATTTGATTCCATTCCAGAAGTACAAATAAATACAGATACTGGATACAATGCAAGATTGACCCCAGTTCTTTCATTCATTAGGGAAGATCTTGCAGGTGATATACCATCAGGAACGAAGATTCTCAGTGTCGTTGATTGTGTAGGTAAAAATTGATGAGAAGAGTACATACATTTGCACAAAAAGGAACCAATGAAGGCAAGGTCCAGTATGGCACCGTGCTGCCAAATGGATCAAAGATGGCGATCATGGTTCGTAATATGTTCAATGATCCTGAATTTAAAAAAGATCATTATATTGGTTTGCAAATGGAGGGCAAATTAAAAGGTTCTACTATACAAAGATCGCCTGCGGTTCATCAAATTATTTGTGGCGAAAAACCGGCAGGTGATCTTGCAGGTTTTTGGTATGCAGAAAATGGCAACATTGTAATAGGAGCACCGGAAGGAAAAGTTATAATCTTTGCGCAGGATATTGAAATACTTGCTTCTGGTGATGGGGCTACAACGGGGAATGTTGTTATTGAATCTAATGCTTCAACTGAAATTAACTCAACAGACATTACATTATCTGCAAAAGATACATTATCTCTTGAAGGTGAGAAAAGAATAAAAATTGACAGTACAGGAAGAATATTTCTTGAAGGTTTGATAAAGTGCATTGAAGGTGTTGATGCAGCTCCATTGGCAGCGTCCACTGGAAATCTTACTATTGCACAACGATTTATTGCTACTCAAAAATTCATCGAGAGTATTATAGGGTAAAAAATGGAAATAAATAGTTTACACGTCGGCACCCAAATACAAGTTACAGCAGGAAGTCTTGGTGCAGCACCAGGACTACCAAACCTTGCACATCAATCAGCAACGCAAGGATCTACTGTTCCTGGAACTATATGGGCTGATGGTGGTCTTCATATCGGTTCGCCAATATTTGTCCCTGGAGAGACTGTTGTTGGGTTTACAAGAGCACCAATTGTTACAAATCCAAAAGCTGCAGCGAACTTATCAATATTTAAAGTTACAAGTCGAGGATTTGTTCCAACACCAATTGATGTTGTGGTTGGTGATCCAAGTGGACCTGTTGGCGTTGCAGTAAATAGTACGCAGGTCAATATGCTTATTGCTACGACCATGAATATTGTTTGTCCTGCTACAACTCATGTTGGAACATTTAAAGTAGTTGGATTAGAATCTGAGATTGGTGCTCATATTGCAAAAACTGTTCGATCATTGATCGGAAAGGAATCAAAGATAGGTTCTTTTGTTTCTAGTGGAGCAAAAGCACAAAATGGTGTCTTAAAAAATAATGGTATAGTTGCTAATCCAGTTTCCAAAACACCAGTTGTTGTTGGTAGGGCAACAGGAAACAAATCATTTGATATTCCACATGCAGTAAAAGAAAATAAAAGAATTCGTCACATTTGTGCAGAGGGTCCTGAAGCAGGAATCTATGTTCGTGGAAAACTTGAGGGTTCAAATGTCATTGAACTGCCAGAATATTGGCAAGGTCTAGTTGATTATGATACAATTACAGTATCTCTTACACCCTTTGGAAAACCTGATAAATCTTTATACGTAAAAAATATTACAGAAGATAAAGTGATTGTTTCTTCAGATCATTTAATACAAGTTAAATGTTTTTATGAAATTTGGGTTGCTAGACATATTAATCCAAACAATCTTGATGAAAAACTGCATGTGGTGTATGATGGAGACAGTCCTGCAGATTACCCCGGAAATAATGATGATTACATAATCGGAGGATATCAATAATGGGAATGAGAAAAAAAATTGCAGAAAGAAAAAAGCAAGCAGATGAATCCATAGAATATATGGTTGAAGAGATTCTCGTCGCTGATGCTGAAAAGGAAGAATATGATTCAGAGATTAAAAAGATTGATAAAAAGTTGGTAAAACAAATTAATATTGTCAATCAATCTATTGCAGATGTGGGAATTGCATATCAAAATAGAGTCGATGCGGGTTGCCGTTCTAATTTATTTTGGAGAATTATTGGAGTGACCCAAGGCACGGGTCAGCAAGTAAGTAATAACTACACTTTGCAGTGTACTCAGATATCAAAGAATGGATATCCACAACTTGCAGATCCCGAAATATCTACAGGAGTTGGAACTTGTTTATTTAAATATACCACCAGTGCAGGAATTACTAGTTCTCATCAGGAAGTAGAAATGCCCGATGGAAGTACGAACCTACAAGATAATTCGGGATTTACTGTTGATAATTTTTATGGATTAAAGTATGTAGATCAACCAATAACTAAGGATATCGGTGATACTACTGTAGCCAGTTTTATCGGAATCGTTGGGTTTGGATCAACTGCTTTAACGATGATGAGTCGGTATTCAGATAATCTTTTTGAAGATTTTGAAATAGGTCAACGTATTATTTGTGATAAACTTGGTGTGTTTAGTAATGAGGTGAATACGATTGTTGGATTTTCCTCGGCAATTATTGATATGAGTGTAGTATCTGCTGGATTGGGAGTTACATCTGTTCTTGTCATAGAACTTGAAGATCCTGCAATTGGATTTGCAACAGCACCAGAATCTGATGGAAGTTTTGTCGATTTTACTGTAATTGATAATCCGGTTGGAATTAAAACATACAATGATTATGCTATACCTTTTGACAAAAATCCATTTTCGCCAGAAAAACATGGAATTGTTACGGGAGATACTCTTGGAATAGGAATATCTGTATTTTATACAAATTCTGGTCTATCTTCTGCTACTAAAAGTTGGAAACCAGAAAATGCAATTGAAGGATATGAACCAGAAATTCCTGATGTAAAACCACCACCAGTTGGTGCAGGTCAAATTGTTTATGTTGAAGGATTTGCAGAAAGACCAGTAGACATATCAGGAAATCCTGTAGAAGCTGGTGATCTTCGCATTAGTGACCTAGATCCAGTACAACTTTCAACTAATCCATTATATGAAGCTGCTCCTTCATGTTCTTCGCAGATAGATGATGCGCTCACAGATGCAATAGCAGATCGCGATGCAAAAGAATCTTCACTTGCATCAGACTTGGGTAGATTTAATAAAAGAGTTCAGGCAGTTAATGCTCTTCGTAATGAAAGAGATAATAATTACAATGCACGTATTCACGCATGTCGTTCTGCCATTGGTTCAGAAATTGATGAAAAAAATCGCCTAGATGTCTTACTCGAATATCTCACTCAAGAGGAAATAGAAACATGACTACACTATCACACCCTTCAATCGAAAATTATAATCTTAATCTTGAAGGGTTACTTGGACCAGAAAATGCTGTTTATTTTCGCGGTAGAATTACCAGTAAAACCGAAATCAAACTTCCAAACTATTGGGAAGGATTAGTAGACTATAGATCTATTTCAGTACATCTAACACCAATTGGTGCTCACCAAAATATCATTGTTAAGCGTGTTGATGAAGAGATGGTTCACTTACAACCTCAGGGTGGTATGCCGATTGATGCTTACTATCTTATCGTTGCGGAGCGGATGGATGTGCCACGTCTTAAAGTGGAGCAAAGGGTTGACATGGATTGATCGTTACCCTATAATAAACAGGTAATCAAACGAACCACATGCAAGAAGACTACCTAACCCGTTGCGTCGTTGATCCTGTTAAGCGTAGTTTCTATATCTATTCTGAGCAAGGTGATGATCGTGTGATAGAATGTGAGACCGTAGATCAGTTCCTGTCTGTGCTTGAAGTGTGTCGCCATCTTCTTGACGAAGATACTCTTGCTTACTCACCCCTCTAAACCAAAATTGACTTTTAATTCCAAAAAAGGGCGAAAAAAAATTCGCCAAATTTTTTGACCTGTAGGGTTTTTTAAAAAAAATGATTAAATACACAGAATCTTTTTACGACGAAATTATCAAGTGTTATAAGTATGAGACCAGAAACACGTCAATCTATGGAAATGTTATTTGCAGCAAAATGGAATCTACCAAAAGCAGCAGAAAATTGCGGGTTGACAAATAAAGAGATGAAGATTACATTCAACGAATATTGTAGATTTCACCATCCTACTTGGGAGGAGTGATTTTTGCGAGTGTGGCGGAATCGGTAGACGCACCAGACTTAAAATCTGTTGGGAGTTAATCCCGTGGGGGTTCAAGTCCCCCCACTCGCACTAAATATACGAAAGTAGGTGCTACCTATGAAATACGAAATTGATGCCAGATACGTTTGGTATGATCAAGGAAAACAAATAGTCCTTATGTATTTCATTCAAGGTATGCCATTTACATTTGACGAAATTGATGACTGGTTGGAAGAACCAAAAATTATTGAACTTGCTGATCAAGAAAAACGTTATTCTATAGATCATGTATATGAAGCATCAAATTATTTAATTCAAGAACAGTGTCATCCTATGTTGTTTGATGTAGAATTGAAAAATCCAGAAATTATGCCAACTGACTGAAAATTATGAAAATTAACTTGTGGTATTCTAAAAGTATGGGACAATGGAGATGGACTTTATCTGAAGAATTTAGGAATGGTGTTACCAAGATAGAACAACATTCTGGACAACAACCAATGTTGCGTGATGCTATGGATGATGTTGCAAATACCGTTGAATATATATTAGATACAAAAGAAGAATAAGTGTGCTATAATATAACTTCCGTGTGAAGGATTTGCATTCTGTGCATATAGGCACCCAGACATCTGGGTGCTTTTTTCTTGTGATAAATAATCTATAACAGAACTTATCGTGCTAATAAGATGCCTCTCAGTCGTTTAGATAATTTTCTAAAGAATACCCGTGGCAATATACTCTATGTCAATCCGAATGATTTAGATTCCACAGATAGTGTAGAAAATCAGGGTAATTCATTAACTCGCCCATTTAAAACTATTCAACGTGCTCTGGTAGAAGCAGCAAGATTTTCCTACCAAAGAGGTCTGGATAACGATAGGTTTGGAAACACAACTATTATTCTATATCCTGGTGAACACGTAGTAGATAATAGACCAGGATGGATACCAGATGGTTCAAATAATTATAGACTTAGGAATGGAGCAACATCAAATGATCTTCCTCAGTTTGATTTAACAACCAACTTTGATTTAAGCACTGAAAATAACGTTCTTTATAAACTCAATAGTATTCATGGTGGTGTTATCATCCCTAGAGGTACTTCTATTGTTGGAATGGATCTTAGAAAGACTAAGATTCGCCCAAAGTATATTCCAAATCCAGAAAACGACAATATTGAAAGAAGCGCATTATTCCGTACAACTGGTGCTTGTTATTACTTCCAGTTCTCCATATTTGACGGAGATCCAAATGGTGTAGTTTATAAAGATTATACACAAAACACTTTTGTTCCTAATTTTTCGCACCACAAATTAACTTGCTTTGAATATGCTGATGGAAAAAATCCCATAGACATTGATGATGGAATCATTACATATAGCACAACCAGAACTGATCTGGATATGTATTATGAGAAGGTTGGACTTGTTTACGGTCCTTCTTCTGGTAGAGAAATTGAACCAGATTATCCTGCAGCAGGTTTAGACATTCAACCAAAAATTGAAGAATTCCGTATTGTTGGACCTACCGGTGGAGATGTTGGAATTACCAGTATCAAGGCGGGTGATGGTCTTACTTCATCTCCCATAATCACAGTTACCACATCAGAACCATTTGACGGCATCTCTGTGGATACTGCTATCCAAGTCAATGGAATTAGTGCTAATGGATACGATGGTAAGTATGTTATTAGTGATATCATAAGTCCAACAGAATTTAAATATCAAGTTTCTGTTGCTCCTACTAATCCAAGTCCTGTACCAACTGGTGCTACTGTAAATTTAAGTGTAGATACGGTTACTTCTGCATCACCTTATATCTTCAATATCTCACTGAGATCTGTATTTGGTATGTGTGGTCTTCATGCAGATGGAGATAAGGCTGATGGATTTAAATCCATGGTTCTTGCACAATTCACTGGTATTGGTTTACAAAAAGATGATAATGCATTTGTAAAGTATGATAAAACCAGTGGTCTTTATCGTGATAACACCTTTGCTGGCAATGAAAATCTACACAGTGATTCAAGATCTAGATATAAACCAGAATATCAAAACTATCATGTAAAGTGCAGTAATAACGCTATTCTGCAGGTTGTTTCTGTATTTGCTATTGGTTATGCGAACCATTTTCTTGCTGAAAGTGGTGGAGACCAATCAATTACAAACTCCAACTCAAACTTTGGTGCTCAAGCACTGATTGCTAAGGGATTCAGAAGAGATGCTTTTTCAAGAGATGATGTTGGATATATCACTCATATCATTCCCCCTAAAGAAATTACTGATACAAATGTAAATATTGAATTTGATTCTGTTGATGTAGATACAACTGTTGGTGTTGCGTCAACAAATAGACTATATCTTTATAATAGAACCAACCAAGACGTTAAACCATCTAATGTTATAGAGGGATATCGTATTGGTGCAAAGGAAAATGACCAGTTAAAGTGTCTTATTTCATCAGAAGAGTATTCTGCAAGGATTATTCTTCCAGACACTGAATTTAGTGGAAATGAATCAACTTCTAAGAAAACATTTAGTGTTGGTAGAGTTGGTGTTGCTAATAGTATTGGTTCCAATATTATTACATTAAATCAACCACATAGTTTGATTGAAGGTGAATCTATTCGCGTTATAAGTGACAACGGATTCCTTCCAGATGGTCTTGAAGATAATAAGATCTATTATGCAATTACATCTGGAATTAGCACATTCCAAATTAAAGTTGCAAAAACATTAAATGATGCTTTAAATGGTCAACAGTTACCAATCAATAATAGAGGTGGAAGACTTTCTGTAGAATCTAGAGTTTCTGATAAAAATTCTGGAGATATTGGACACCCAATTCAATATGATGGAAATCAAGGTCAATGGTATGTTAACGTAGCTACTGCGTCTAGTGACAACAGTCTTTATAATGAAATCGTATCTTTAGGTTCAACTGTTCTTGGTTCTGCTACTCCAAGAACATATATTACAAGACAACCAGATACAAGAAACCTTGCAGACTCCATTTATAAGATGAGATATGTGATTCCTGCAGGATCTGGAATCACATCTGCAAGACCACCAGTGGATGGATTTGTTATTCAAGAATCTAGTGACACTACTGGATTAACTGATTTAGAGGTTCAATCGTATTTTAGTCCAACAACAATTTCTCTGAATAATGTTAATGAGCAGAGAAACTTTAGATTTATTGCTGGGGCAAATTGGGATGGAAGTAAAGCATATTATGAGACGGAATTGCCACACAACTTATCTGTTGGATCTGTCATTGAGATTAAAGGTGTAACCAGTTCCACAAATACTTCAGGTATTTCTAGTTCTGCATATAATAATACCTTTACCATCTCTGGAATTAGTAGTACAAAATCCTTCTCTGTTGATCTTGTAGATGATCCAGGAACATTTACGAATGACACCACAAATAGAACTACTGCACTTCCTAAATTTGAGCGTAAGAATTATAAAAATACTTATTACATCTATAGATCTCAAGAAATTCAAAGATATGTTGCAGGAGAACAAGATGGTGTCTATCATTTAATTGTTCTTAACGCATCAAATGCACCGACTGTTGCTCCATTTACTGGTGAGAATTTCTCTCAACCAGTAAAAAATCTGTATCCACAGTCAAATAGAGATAATGCAGCGTCAGATCCAGGAAAATCAATTTCTTATGCTAATTCTACCATTATTGGTGAAGTTAATATTGATAGTCCAGAGCATAGCATTACTAGAGAAACTTTCGAGAAAAAATTAGTTGATGTTGGCGTTGGATTTGGCATCACTGATATTATTTCTAATCCAACAGGAACAGCACACACTGTTCGTACTTCATATGATCATGGATTGAATAGAATTACTTCTGTTAGTATTGGAAATAGTGGTGTTGGATATGGAAATGGAACTGCAGGATCTATTTACAATGCAAAACTTGTTGGAACTGCTGGATCGGTAACTGGAGAACATGCAACTGCAAGAATTTCTATAGATGCTCTTGGAGGAATTACTGGCGTTGAGATTATGGATGGCGGTTCTGCTTATGGAATCGGTAACAGTCTTTCTGTTGTTGGTGTTGCAGTAACATCTGGTCATGTTCCAGGTTATGTAACAGTTACTGACATTTATGATAATACCAATGATGTTATTAAGATTTCTGGAATTTCTTCAGCATCGGTAAGTGATTACAATCAACTTTATAGAATTACTTCTGTTCCTGTCGGACTTACTACTGAATTTATTGCAGAATCTGCAGATCCAGTAGGAATTGCCCGCACTATGGGCATTAATGTTGATGTTACAACTGATGCGTTTGCATATGGCACTGGTGAAGCACTGAATATTGTCAGTTTGGTATATGATAATGTTTCTGGTCTTGCTACAGTAACTACTGCACAAAATCATGGTCTTGCAGTTGATAATAAAATTCGTGTAGATAATGGAGTTATAGATCTTTATAATGGTAACTTTATTGTTGAACAAGTTACTGGATTGAATAAATTTATTGTTAATATTGGAGTCAGTACAAATGTCCCAACTCCTTTAGATTCCACATTCGTTTATAGAAATGGTTATACTTCAAATGAAGGTAATGTTACACTTGACGATGAAAATCTTGCAGGTCGTCAAATTACATCATATGCAGGTATTACAACTACGTTATCTGCAGTAATTTCAAGTGCAACTACCTCCGACATTCAACTTCAAAATGTATCAAGTATTGATGTAAGGATTGGTGATTATCTTGAAATTGGCGGAGAAATTGTAAGGGTCAAAGAAACCGTAGTTACTAATCCAATTTCAGTATTCAGGGGAGTTCTTGGTACAAGAGCAACTGCACATCCTATTAACTCTGTGGTTAGAAGAATTAAACCACAACCAGTTGAGTTTAGAAGAAATTCAATTCTCCGTGCATCTGGTCACACCTTTGAATATCTTGGTTATGGTCCTGGTAACTATTCAACTGCTCTTCCTGACAGACAAGATAGACAACTGTCAACTTCTGAGGAATTCTTGTCACAATCAGTCAAGAATGATGCTGGTGTAGTTGTTTACACTGGTATGAATAGTGATGGAGATTTCTATATTGGTAATAAGAAGGTAAGTTCTGCTACAGGTCAAGAAGAAGTCTTTGATGCACCTATTCCTACAGTAACTGGTGAGGATATTGAAACTTCAAGTGGAGTAAGTGTTGGATTTGATGTTCTTTCGCCACTTGAAGTTTCAATCAGTCGTTCGCTAAGAGTTGAGGGTGGTTCTGATAACAACATCATTTCTGAATTTGATGGACCAGTTATCTTTAACAAAAAACTTACATCTACGGCGGACAGTGGAATTGAGGCAACCTCTTTATTCTTACAAGGAGATGCAACTGTATCTAGAAAGTATACTGTAGGAATTGCGACACCGATTCTTTCAGGAAACCCCGGCGACATTGTATATAATGCAACACCAGACAAAGGCGGATATCTTGGATGGGTCTATACTAATGATAATGATTGGTATCGTTTTGGTGATGTAAGTCTTTCTAAAGACATAGATATCAGTCTTGTAGATAAAGTTGGTATTGGAACTGACATCTTAAATGAAAATACTTTAAGAGTTGGTGGTGGATCTTCAGAATTCTTTGTAAATGGATCTGGACAAGTTGGTCTTGGAACAACATCCACTCAAGGATATAAGATGTATGTAAATGGAACTGTCTTCGGAGCATTCTCCGGCGATGGTTCGCAATTATCAAACCTTGATAGTATTTGGGAAGAGGATTCTACAAATACATTTGTCTTTGATAAGGATGATGTTAATCATCGTGTTGCTATTGGATCATCTGAAAATATCACTGCACAACTTCAAGTTGCAGGAACTGCAACAACTTCAATACATGCAGCAAATCAATCTAGATTCCAGAAAGTAGCACATTTTGAAGAAGAAGTTCATATTGCCGGTATATTAACTGCTTCTAATTATCACTTAGATGGATTTGCTGGTGGAACTGCAACTGGATTTATTAGATCAGGAATAACTACCACCAATCTTCTTCATGTTGGAACTGATGGAAGTGTTCTTGATGCTTCTGCATCTACAGGAAGGGTTGGTGTTGGTATAGCTATTCCAAGATCTAAATTTGATGTAGAAGGATTAACAAGACTGAAAACACATCATGAGAATGTACAATCCGTCACCAGTTCTTCAAATGTTGTTACTTTAGATTTGTCTGAAGCACAAAACTTCACTTTAACATTGACAGAAAATGTATCGTATTTTGTTATCACCAACGCACCATCAGACGCAAGTAGTTTTACCATTAAGATATCTCAAGATGGAACTGGAGGTAGAACTGCTACTATTGATGACTTAAGACAAAGTGGTGGAGCATTAATTCCGGTTAATTGGCCTGGTGGAGGTGTTCTTCCTTTTGTAACATCTACTGCTAATAGATCTGACATCTATACATACAAAACATTTGACGGTGGTTCTACTTTCTATGCAGTCGTTGTTGGTCAAAACTTTAACTAAGACTAGAGATGATTATTAAGCAGACTACTCTGGATCTTAATGGTCCAGTACTTTCTTTTACAGTTCAACCCCAATCCCAAACCGTCAATAGTGGCGATAGTGTAATATTTACAGGTAATGCTGTTGCTTCATTTCCAACACAGGATCCAACAAATCCAGCAACTAATACCGGAACGATCATTTACCAATGGTATGTCCAAGGAGATGGTGCTCCTTCAGATGGTCAGTTATCTGATGGATTAATATCCTCTTTAGGTGCTACGTTTGTAGGAAGTTCATCGCCCACATTAAATGTTAGTAATGTTACTAATCCCACATCCAATGGTCTTAGTTTTTATCTAAAGGCAGATTATCAATCAACTGCATATGGAGATCCACATATTTCTCCTGTAACTGTGGGGACAGCAAGATCAACTGGTAACGCTATTAATGATCCTCATGCATCTAATCTTGCCACTTTAACTGTAAATCCCACAATATCAGTTACCTCTCACCCATCAAATCAAGAGGTTGCTGAAGGTTTATCTGCTACGTTTACTGCAAGTGCAACAGCAAGTGATGGAAGTGAGGTCGGCGTTCAGTGGCAACTAAATGGTGTTGACTTAACTGATAGTTCCACTGTAGCAGGTTCTACATCAAATACGCTAACAATAGCATTATCATCTGCTTCGACTAATGATATAAGAGCAAAGTTTACTCATCCAACGGCATCAAACAGTCCAATATTTTCTAATAGTGCAACATTTACTGTTGTTCTTGCAAGAGCAATGGTAAATTATGAATTTTTTGGTTCTGGTCAGCGTACATTTAGTAGTTTTAATTTAGCAGATCAACCTAACGATACTTACACATTTTATTCAGACAAAAATCTTGGTTCAAATTCCACTATTTTATATGTACCTGAAAGGGATGTTGAGGTTGAAATTGAAGTTGCTGGTGCTGCCGGAGATGATAGTGGATCAAGAAGAGGTGGTCATGGTGGAGTTACAACTATAAGATATACATTGCAACAAAATAGAGAATATGTTTTAAAAATTGGACATGCTGATGGATATGGACTAGGACCAAAAGGTGGAACTCCTAATGGTGGTGGCGCAACATTTTTCCACCATGGAGGAATTGTTATTGCCGTTGGTGGCGGTGGTGGTGGCGCTAGTAGTGGTGGAAATGGTGGAGATGGTGGTGGTGCAGGACAAGCAGGACAATCTGGAACTGGAAGTGGTGCTGGATCTGCTGGATCATCTGTTAGCAATGGCACAATGCCCAGCACTGGAGGAAGTTTTGCAAATGGAACATCTGGTGGTCAATTAGAATCTTGTACTTTAGGTAAATATTGGGCGCAACAAGGTGTTTCTCCATGTAGTTTCATGGGGTTTGGATATTTAATTAATGCTATTGGTGTTGTGGTTAGTGGGACAACAAACACTATTATTAGAGGATTTAAAGAAGGTACAGCATATAGAAATAATGGTGGCAGAGGATCATATGGTGGTGGTGGTGCAGGAGCAAGAGGTGGTAATGCATCAACTTCTAACGGAGGAGGTGGAGGTGGATCTGGATATTGGAATGGAGAAGGAACTTTTGTAAATGCAACTAGAGGTGGTAATACTAGTGTTGTTGGTTATGTAAAAATAACTGCACTCAGTACAGAAACTGTAACTCAGAATATTACCGATACTCAAGGAACATTAAATGCATCCTCCCCATTCACCATAACCAGATATATTAGTCCTGGTTTATCTGGAACTGAGGGTCATCCTATAGGATCTATTTTATATACAGTTAACATATCTGGTTATGTTGATCCTGAGTTATCTGCAAGTGTTATTGATAATTCACTTAGAGCAAGTGGACTTTCTGATCCTAATAATTCTATAGCAGTTTCGGCAGGTTATCCTAAGAAAATTTCAGCAAATACATATGAAGTTGCTTTTGACATGGATAGTAGTCAAACTGCCGGACAAAGACAGGCAACATTTGTCAGAAGTTTCAACCTTACAATGACCGCTAAGGTGGCTTAAGTTAAGTTGATAAATACTTAAAAATATAAAGAGGGGATAGTGAACCTCAGGAGATCTAATGGGCGTCAATAAGAATTTTGTAGTAAAAAATGGACTAGAAGTTGATTCTGGTCTGTTACTTGCTAATTCAGATACTCAAAAAGTCGGTATTGGTTCTACTTCACCGAGAGCAGAATTAGATGTTCGAGGTGGTATTGCTGCAACTGATATACAAATTTCTGGTATATCTACAGTATTAGGAGAATTTAATATTGGACCAGGAGGTCTTACCCTAACTGCTATTGGTGGAAGTTATATTGGTATTGGAAGTGCTAATCCTGCTTACTTAGTTGATATTGCAGGTGCAGGATCAACAGCACTATATGTTGATGGTAATGCGGAAGTCACTGGAAAAGTAACCACCCCAAACCTAGTTGTTAGTGGTATTTCAAGTTTTGGGACAATACATGCAAATGCAGGTATTGTAACACTTTCCAGACTGAATGTCACTGGAATTACAACATTAAACAATTTGATGCTGACGGGAGTTGGCACGGCATCAACAATTCATATCAATGATGGAACTGCTACTCTTTCATCTTTAAATGTTACTGGTGTTTCTACATTCCAAAGTAATGTTGATCTTGGTGATAATGACCAATTAAGATTTGGTGATAGTCAAGACTTACAGATTTTTCACAACGGAAGCAGTAGTCTTGTCCAACATTCAGGAACTGGAAACCTTTTTATCACTAACAATAGTGATGATCAGGATGTTGTTATCACAACCGATGATGGTTCAGGAGGAACCACTCAATACTTCCGTGCCGATGGTAGCACTGGTGAGGTTACACTTTCTCACTATGGTTCTGACAAACTCACTACCAAGTCTAATGGTATTGATGTAACGGGTCATACTGAAACTGATACATTAAGAGTTTCTGGTATTACTACTTTTACAGGTGAAGTAGACGCCAATGGAAGAATAGTTGGTGCTGCTGTAAGTAACGTAATTCCTTTCTTATATTCAGATTATTCTGATTTACCCTCAGCAATTACATATCATGGTGCTTTTGCTCATGTTCATAGTACTGGAAAAGCATTATATGCCCATGCTGCTAATTGGATTGAATTAGTAAACAAAGAAGTAAATGGAACAGTTGGACTTGGCACTGAAAGATATAACATAGGACCAGTCAATGCCACATCTTTATCAGTTTCTGGGATTACTACCGTTGGAATTGTTACTGGTTCCAATGCAGTTTACTATGGTGATGGTCAGTATCTCGAAAATGTAATTCGTGGTTTTGGTCTGAATAAAAATGGATCATTAGTTGGATTTGGTGTAACATACTTAGATTTGAGAGGAACTGGTCTTTCTACCACCTTCTATGATCCAACTGTAGGTATTGCTACTGTCTTTATTGAAGGTGGTGGAGGAGGTGGAGGAGGTTCCATCAGCATCAGTACTGTGGCACCAGGATCACCATCTCACGGAGATTTGTGGTATAGTCCCGTTTACGCAAGAACATTCATCTTCTATGATGAATCTATAATTGGTATTGGTGGAACTGATGCGCAATGGGTCGATGCTGCACCATTCAATACAAAGTTAGACGATGATTTAAAAACAGAACCAGGAAAAGCAACTTATACATTTGTTGCTACTCTTAATCAATCGCAGTTTGTAGTTTCATATACTGTCGGTTATATTGAAGTATATTTAAATGGTATTCGTTTAAACGATTCTGAATATACCGCAAATAATGGTAGTTCAATATTCCTGGCATCACCTGCAACTATAGGTGATATTATAGACATTGTAGAATATAGAGTTGGTATCGGTAACACTGGTCCATCTGGAGCACCAGGTCCTGCGGGTCCATTACCAAATGTTGCTAATAACACCAGTTCACAAACACAGTATCCAATTATTGTTGCTGGAGTTGGCACTACATTAGCATCAATTACAACAACCTCAAATTACTTTGGTTTTATTCCATCAACAGGAAAACTAACAGTAAATCAATTAACTGTTCCTAGTGACTCACAACTTGGCAATGTAACTAGTTTAAATGTTACTGGAATCGCTACAGCATCTTCAATAAATGTAACTGGTGTTACTACAGCGAATGTTCTACATTCAAATGCTTTAGTTGTTACTGGTATTACTACCTCAACCGATTTTAATACAACTTCAGATCTCTATTTGAAGGAAAATATTGAACCAATAACAAACCCATTTACCAAAATTAACGATCTTAATGGTGTTACTTTTAATTGGAAAGATACTAGAGAAAAGTCTGCTGGTTTAATCGCACAGCAAATTGAAAAAGTGATGCCTGAAATTGTTAAGGAAAGTAATGGACATAAAGTAGTTAATTACAATGGAATAATTGCATTATTAGTTGAAACATGCAAAAAACAACAACTTATTATGTCTGATTTAGACGCCAAGATAAATAATTTGAACGAAAGACTTGAAGGACTAGAATCAAAGGAGCAATGATCTAAATGGGAAGGACACGCAAAACTGCAAATCTAGTCAATGATTTAGTCGGTATTGATACTACCGCTAAAAGTACTTTTACTAATATTGATTTTTCTGGTGATCTCGTTGGTGATGGTTCTGAGTTATCAGGAATTTCTGCTGGTTTAGGGACAGCTTTAAGTTCCGACACCACTAATCCTTTAAGTAACATTTATTATACCAATCAAGTTTTAGAGATTGATAATACTTCAACTGTTGATGTCCCATCAACAGCAAAAGTTGCATATACACAATATGCAGAGATACAGGTCAATGGTACTGCAGATTTAATTATTGCAGATGGTGATGATCTTCTTCCAGATATTCTTGGAATTGGAACAACAGGAACCAGTAGTGGAACACTAGCAGGTGGTGGAGGAAGACTTAGAGCAGATAATATTACTGGCAAAGAGGGAGTTTCTGCACCTACATTTCCTAGTGGATTAGTTGTTACTGGAGTATCAACTTTTGCTAGCATATCTGCAGATGCCATTAATAGTGATTCTTCTTTAATAATTTCTGGTGGATTGCTTGTCGGATCTGCAGCAACTTTCAGTGGCAATGTAAATATTGCCGGAGTTTTAACTTATGATGATGTAACGAATATTGATTCTGTAGGTCTTATCACTGCAAGAAGTGGTATCAGCGTTGTTGGTAGTGGAGTTACTATTGTAGATGGCATTAATGTAACTAGTGGTGGTGCTACCATTAGCGGTGGTATTAATGTTACAGGAGACACTGACTTTAATGGATTATTAAAGGAAAAAGTAATTGTAACTGCTGGTAAGTTAAGTGATAATACAAACATCTATCTTGAGAATGGATGTGTTCATATATTTACTACTGCTGAGTCAACTACATCCACACCTGCTATTAAATATAGTGCAACTGCAAATCTGAAAGATAAGATGTCTGTGGGTGAGTCGGTGGTGGTAACTCTTATCACTACGGCAAATGCATCAGCATATTCGGCAAATATTACAATTGATGGTGATGCAGTAACAGAGAATTGGGTTGGTGGTAGCGCCCCATCAGATGGAGGAAGTTCTGGTGTAGATATTCATACGTTTACCATCATTAAAGTTGCATCATCTGGTACAACTGATCAACAATTAACTGTCATTGCAAATCATAGCAAGACTTCTTGAGGAGGAGTACAGATGTCTTTTTTAATATATCCAACTATTAAAGAGTCTCCTTTTCTTTCTGTGCTTGGAATGGGTGGAGGAGGAACAGGCACTGTTATAGGTGGCGCTGGTCCTGATATGACTGAAGATTATAATACCAACACGTATTATGTAATAATTCCATATCATGCATCAAATACTGGTGGTAGCGGTAATAGAATAGCATTATTTAACCCTACCACAGGAAAATATGCTGCTGATTTTGAAACCTCTACCAGTACTGGAAGAATATACAGATTTGGGGATGGTATTTTAGTAACATCAAACTGGTCAAGATGGTATAAGTATTATCATTACAGTAATAACTGGACTGAAACAGGTGGTCAATTTGCTACCTCATATGTAGGTGACGAAGTTAAGATTTCTTCTGATAGGTTATGGACACTTAGTTGGGAAACATCTGGAAGTAACACTGCTAATATCAGAGTTTATTCAGTTGGTAGTGGTGGTCTGGGTCTACAATTTAGTTACACCACTACTAGCATGGGTTATCGTAATAGTGCTTATGGTGGTAATATGATTGATAATCCAGTAATTGGTGCTCAGGCAAACGTTACTGCTTCAACTGGAATACTCAGTTCTCTATCCAGATTACATGTGAAAGCGCCGGATAGTAATAGTTCCAACGCACATGAAAGGAGGAGTGTAGTTAGTATTAGTAATAATACCAATGGTGCTTTCACTGTTTCTTCTACTAGTAGTAATTCAGGTAATTATTCTCGGCCAATTGCTGGCACTGGGTGGGATGGATATTGTTATACGTCGGGGATGGATGGCGCAAGAACCTGGGTTACGAGTTCAGGCAGTTCATCTACGTGGTCTGGATTTAGTTGCACCCCACCAAATAATGGATTCCATGGTGTTGGTGTTTTAGGAAGCAGTGGCAGATTTATAAGTATCGTAAACTCTGGTGGCACTCATTATTTCGCTTGGGTGACAACAGGGGGGGCTGGTCTCCAATATGCTATACCTACGACAAGTGGCGCAACAGTTCAGCAATATCCTAATGGTTGTGCCACTTGTGATTATGACTCCACAGCGAATAAAATTAGAGTTAGAATATATAATTCATCAAGTGGATGGTCAGCAATGTATGCTGCTACCGAATATCCTCCAAATAATATGCTTAATTATGGTTATAGAAAGATTATAACCTATTAGATCTTATTTAATAAATAACTAAAAAGTATAAAGATGGCACTCAATTTCCCATCCGCGCCAACAGTAGGACAAACATATGCTGATCCACAATCTGGATTCAGTTATTCTTGGAATGGGGTGGTGTGGCAAAGCTATACATCTTCAAATTCATTACAAATAAGGACGATAGATGATATTGCTGGATTATTTGATGACACTACAACATCCTTTGTATTAAAACAAGGTGGTAATATTGTTGCTGGAACAAGATCAAATCAATACAGAATAACTTTAGGCGGTATAGTTCAATCACCTGAAATTGACTATACTATAAGTGGTAATAATATTGTATTTTCGGCAGCACCATTAGATGGATTGACTTTTTCTGGTGTTATGTTGGGTAATTCAATCGGAATTACTGAAGTTGCTGATGGTTCAGTAACACCACTTAAACTTTCTACTGGCGGACCATATTGGGATACAAGTGGAAATACTGTTGTTGTTGGTGTCTTAACTGCAAATAATTTAAAATATCCAGTTTCCGATGGAAATGCTAATGATGTTTTAGTCACCAATGGAAGTGGTGTTCTTTCATTTGCTGTGCCATCAACCCTTGGAATGCTTGCTAATGTTGTTGAGGATACGACACCACAACTTGGTGGAAATTTGGATATGAATAGTAAAGTTATCAATGGTAATGGTCAAATTAGTATAACTGGTCAAATATCAGCGACTGACTTTAATACTACTTCTGATATAAATCTGAAGGAAAATATTGAAAATATAGACAATCCGCTTGAAAAAGTATTAAGCATTAATGGAGTAACTTTTAATTGGAAGAGTAGCAAAGAACCTTCCGCAGGTGTAATCGCTCAAGAAATTGAAAAAATATTACCTCAATTAATTAATGAAACTGAAGCAGGAACTAAGTCGGTAAATTATAACGGTTTAATAGGTCTTCTTATTGAAGCAGTTAAAGAGTTATCGGATGAAGTAAAGGAACTCAAAGGATTATAAATAAAAACAAAGACCTAGTGTATTCACGAAGATGGCAATTAAAGTCGGAGGAATTACCGTCGTAGATGACGGTAGAAATTTAGCTAATATTAGTGGTGGTGCCATCACCGGTATTCAGTCTTCTGGACTGCCAATCGGTGCAGGTGCTACCACTTTAAATTTTACAGGATCTGGGAACGAATTAACCTATGATTCTGCAACAAAAACCATCGATATCAGTATTGCAGGTGGTGGCGGCGGTGGCGGTGGTTCTGTTGATCCAACAGGAATTTTAACCACCGGATTTTATTCCAACCCTTCAATTGTTGCAAACAATGCTACTTTGAATCAACCAAATCAGAATTACTTTATGGTTGGACCTGTTACTGTTGCATCGGGTGTAAACATTACCGTTGGAACAAGTAATACCTTTAGAATTCTTTGAAAAAAATTATCTAGGAAGGAAAGAAAATGTCAAGAATCAATGTAAACGAAATTGTTGGAGTTGGTAACACTCATGTTCAAATATTAAGTGGACTTATTGGGGATGCTTCTCAATTAACTTTTCCGCCTAATATTGTTTCATTCAGTCCTACTTATCTGGCGGACGCTGCTGAAGTTAATACTAATATTATTTTTAATTTTAACCAACCCATTATGTTCAGGGGCACTGGAAGTGTTATATTGAGATCGGGAAGTGCTACTGGATCTGTTGTTCAAACTTTCTCAATTACAGATGGTTCTCCGGGAAGTGGACTTAGTATTGCTGGCAGTCAACTAGTAATAAATCCCAGTAGTGATCTTTCTTATGACACTCAATATTATATAGAAATTACTAAACCGGGTATTGCTAATACTCACGGAGCATATTATCCAGGAGATAATACTTATAACTTTAAAACCAAGCTAATTCCTTTTAATGCAACAGGAGGAAATTATACTTATACTAAGTATGATAGTAATTCTCCAACAAATTACTACAAATATCACATATTTACTGGAACTGGACCATTAAGTATGAGTCATCCATCTTCACAAGCAGTTGATTTAGATTGGATGTTAGTTGCTGGTGGTGCTACTGGTGGAAGTGCTTATAGTCCTACTCGCATGTCTGGTGGTGGCGGCGGTGCTGGTGGTGTACTTACTGGAACTGGACCAACGATGTCGCTGCCGGCCGGTGGTTTTACTATAACAATTGGTGGTGGTGGTGCGTATCTACCAACCGCAACACAACCTGGACCATCTTATGATGGAAATCCAAGTAGTTTTGGTAGTTTTACTGCACTAGGTGGTGGTGGTGGTGGGGGATATCCGCATCCCAATAATACACATAGACAAGGGAGACCCGGTGGATCTGGTGGTGGGACCGCAGGGAATCCGGACGACAGTCCTCCTGATAGAGGTGGTGCTAGTCCGCCGGGTGGATCTGGAGTACCTGGACAAGGAAATCCTGGTGGATATGGCGGCAATGCCCGTTATTATAGTCCAGGTAGTAAACTCTTTACCGGCGGTGGCGGCGGCGGGGCCGGTGGTTCTGGTGGTAATTCACAATATCCAAATTATAATGCTCCAACATATCCACCATCTAGTTACCCAGTCCCAACTTGGTCAGGATGGAGAGGTACTGGCGGAGATGGCGGTCAGGGAAAACCAAACACCGCTTTTGCAGCATCAAATCTTGCAGGTTATGTTCCTGAACCTGTATTTCCATTAAAAGATTTGGTACAAGAAGTTCAAACTACTGGAATGTATGGTGGTGGCGGTGGCGGTGGTGCTCCAATGCAACCATCCGAATACTACCTTCAGAGATCTGGTAATGGTGGTGCTGGCGGTGGCGGACATGGTGGCGGAGCATTTGTAAATCCCCCTACTCAACAAAATCCTTCACCATTTTTACCAGAATGGCCTGAACCAAGTCCTCAATACCAATATGCAAGACCTGGACATCAATATCTGGGTGGCGGCGGCGGTGGCGCTCAAGGATATCCCAATAGTATTGTAGCAGGGCAAGGTGGATCTGGTTGCTTTATGATGCGTTATGCTGTTCCGGGGGATTAATTATGTCAAATTTAGAGTTACAACAAATAGCTGGTGTTAGCAGTGCCCCTGTAGTTTTTGTATATGGAATATCTGGAGACGGTCATGCATTGACTTTTCCACCAAAAATTGTTTCAATTTCACCAACACCATTTCAAAAAAACGTTAATATTTCTAGTAATATTGTTATTACATTTGATCAAGAGATTAGATTTTCTCCATTTACAGGTGAGGCGATCTTTAACATAAGAGAAAATGCTATTAATGGCCCTATCAAAGAATCTTTTTCTATCCACAACCCAGTAACCGGTATTTCTCCTAGAATAAGTATTGGTGGATCTACATTAACAATTGATCCTACAACTAATTTTGCATACGGCAAAAAATATTATTTGGAAATGCCAAATATAGGTATTGCTGCAACTTTACATCTAGGGTTATTTGCTGGAGAAGATTCGTATTATTTCGAGACACCATTTGAACCAATGGATGCTACTGGTGGAAACACTTATCAATATAGTAGTTACAGATATCATGTATTTACCGGTTCTGGAACCTTTCAACTTAATGTGCCTAGTGAATCTAATACAGGATTCCAATATCTTGTAGTTGGTGGCGGCGGTGCCGGTGGTTGTGGTGGTCCCGGACCTACTGGATGCACCGGTGGCGGTGGTGGTGGTGGAGGAGTTTTAGATGGTTCCGGAGAACAACTAAAATTAAGTGCCGGAACTTATACGATTAGTGTTGGTGGAGGTGGCGCAAATATACCGCCAGGTAATCCCCCTGCCCCCGGATCATATGATGGCACTCCATCTTCAATCAAACTAGGTTCTAATGTTATGGTTGAAGCTGTTGGTGGTGGTGCTGGTGGTGGTGGACCAGTGCCTCAGGAATTCATGTCATCACGGGACGGTGGTTCTGGTGGCGGTGGACCTGGATGGCCATCAATTTGGGACAGCATTCCAGTAAACTCTCCATCGTTTGATCCTTCTTTTGACTGGAATACCACGGGTGGCGGTGGACAGTGGCCAAGTCCACAGTTTCCTTCTTATTATTATAGAGGAACTCGTGGTCATGGTGGCAAAAGAGGTCTTGAAGGTCAGGGAAATAATGGCGGTTATGGGTCCAGTGGTAGGTCGGATTCTAGTACCAGACTCTGGAATGGCGGTGGTGGAGGCGGTGCCGGTGCTCAGGGCGGAAATGCACCTTTTCCAAATTATCCTTGGCAACAATACAACTGGCCAACGCATAGCACTTGGCCAGGTTGGGCTTGTCACTCTGGTGATGGCGGCGCGGGCAGACCAATTCCACACTTCTCAGCACCCAATTTACCTACTACCGCATTCCCAACGGACTCACGTCCCGAAACATCATATGGATATGGTGGTGGAGGTGGTGGTGGATCTAAAAATAGTAGCAGCTATCAAGGTCATAATTTTGTATTTGCTGGACAAGGTGGAAATGGTGGTGGCGGACATGGTGGCGGAACATATCCACGTCCATCATATGGAACACCAATACGATTTAGTTCAGAAACTGGAAGCAACCAGCAGGCGCAGAATGGATATGCTTCAATGGGTGGCGGCGGTGGCGGAGGATCCGCTTATCCGGGTTCAGATGGTATGACTGGTAGATCTGGTGGATCTGGTGTTGTTATTATTAGATACTTATATCCCCACGTAAATTCTTGAGGTAACTACTATGTCACAAATAAAAGTAAACCAAATATCTGGTGATAAAGAAAATACACCAGTTCATTTTCCTCAGGGGTTGAGTGGAGATGGAAAGAATATGTTATTTGAACCGGAGATTCGGTCATTTACACCAGCACCAGGTGCAATCAATGTTAGTGTTGGTTCAAATATTGTTCTTACTTTTGATCAAAATATTCAATTTTCTGCGGGCATAGGAACAATTAAGATAAGAAAAGACTCTGTGAATGGAACAGTTCATGAATCTTATGCAACTGGTTCCTCAGGAAATCTTACTATTTCAAATGATCAGCTTACAATAAATCCATCAACTGATTTAAGTCCAAGTTCAACTTATTTTTTGGAAATTCCAAATGTTGGTATAGCAAATACATTGGGAGTTTCATATAAAGGAAATGGTGAATCACCTTATAAATTTTCTACAGTAGCTGGAACTTTTAATGCAACAGGCGGATCGTCCACTCATACCACTGGTGGTTATAAGTATCATGTGTTTCTTGGAACTTCACCTGTGACTTTTGATTATCATACAAAATATGCTGGTAACATAACCTTAATGCTAGTTGGAGGCGGTGGCGGCGGCTGCGGTACTCCTAGCACACAATGGGCAAGCGGCGGCGGCGGTGGCGGTGGTGTCGTTGTTCAAAGAAATTTCAAACTACCAGAAGGAGAATATGTTGTAGTTGTAGGTTCTGGTGGTGGTGGATCAGGGTACGGTACTCCAGATAATTACGGAAATAACGGTAATGATACTTATCTTGAATATGGTCCCACACACCCACAACATTCTCCTCCCACTGACGCAAAAAATGTTTTCAGAGCATTTGGTGGTGGTGGAGGATATTATTCATGGCCTGGTATGCCAAATGGTAATGCTAACACATCAAAAGGATCTGGTGGCGGAATTAATGGATATTATGCACTAGATAAACCCTCCTTCTCTAAAGGGGTTAAAACTGCTGATGGATACGGTGGAAGAAATATTCCCGGTCAAGGGAATAGAGGTGGTGGTAGTCAAGGTCAACCTTTTGGTGGTCCTGGCAATAATGGACCTGATAGAGGCAGACAAACTTCTGGCGGTGGTGGTGGTGCAGGACAACCAGGACAAACATGGAGTCCTTATCCCAATCCACCTAACCCCAGTTATCCAGGAACAAGATCTGGTACTGGAGGGAATGGATTAGCAGTGCCAGAATTTAGTTTCAACAATTGGTGTCCTTATGTTCCTGATCCTCTTTCTGGAGCTGGAAGTAATTGGCCGGTATGGAAAAGTTATGTTTTGCAAGCATCAGGTGGGTATATGCCCGGAATTGGTCCATCAGGATATTATGGCGGTGGCGGCGGTGGTGGATCTGCAAGACAACCAAATCCATCCCATCCAGCTCATGAGAATTACATGACTGCCGGATTAGGTGGTCAGGGTGGTGGTGGACATGGATATAGAACCTACGCACCAATTAGTCCTTATGGACCACCAATACACAGTCCTACTCATCCACAACGTCCATATACAACGAGTATCTATCCAGCTCCAGAAAGTTGGGCAGTAGATGGTGCTATTTACA